TCATTGTTGAACAATCTCCCAATCTTCTGCAAACACGTCACTGATAGACGGAATCCATGAATCAGCACGACCAGTATTCTCGTTGTAGATAAGGCATTGGCTTGTATAGTTAATGAAACCCTTGCCTTTCAGAATAAGGTCCTTTGCCGATTGAGGAAGTGACTGCATCTTCGGAACAATATCGCTTTCGATGTGTGCCGGGACTTGCTTGATGACCCACAATCCCTTTCCATTCCAACCTTTTCTACGAATAGCAAGACCAAATTTCAACGCTTCGATTGCAACTCCGAAAGACATCTGGTTAAACGGAGCATTAGGAGCACCATCAAGACATCCAATACGACATTCAAGTGTTTTCACGTAATTACCCATCACTACTTGCTGTAAGCGTAACAAAAATTTTTGGTAGTTGTCTGTTACCACTTCATCCATCTTTCCAGAATCAATGAAAGCAACAAGTTTATCCAACCTGTCATACAAGTCTTTCATTTCAATATGCAAACGGTCAAGAAAGGTGTCTGCACACTTGTATGATTTCTCAAACGCTTTGGCAGGCGACCAACTTTCGTAACCATCTTCGTATTTAACACGATAACCTTTCTCGGTTTCTTTATGGTTTTCAATGTCCTTACCATAGGGGTTTCTACCCGTTTCTTGAACGAAGTCGCCCAATGTCATAGGCTCGGCTTCAATCTGTTTTGTTTCAATGTACTTTTTCATATTTTTATTTGAAAACGTTTAAAAATGCCTTAATTGTCTGGCGCATATCATACACGCACTGTGGGACCACATTATTTTCTGGAAGGCTATCAGCAAGTATCATATCACGCACCATAGTTGCTGACACACCATCTTCACAAGTGTTTCTGGCAAGTAAAGATAGAGACACGTTATTCCTTAAAAGAAATCCTGGAAACCAAGATGTGATGGTCTCAAATCCATCAGAGTAATAGATGGTGAAATCAGACTGGTTGATTTTGCTAACAATAAACGAATAAAGATAAAAACCCCAATCGTGACTGTTGTCAGATTCATCAGAAAGGTCAGCAAGCTCAACAATCTTCGTTTTTTCGTGAAGAGAATGGTCTTTAATCGCCTTTTCAACAAGCTGTTTTCGGATAGTCCAAGGTATCGGATTCCGTTTTGAGAGTTTATCTATTGATCCAATAATAACTAAAACTTGCTCATTCTCGTCACAAGCCTTCTTTATCAGCTGTAGGTGTCCATTATGTATAGGCTGGAATCGAGCCAATATTACTCCTGTTTTCATAACTACTCAAATAAGCTGATGGTTATTTCTTATTAATCATACTTCTCACTATGATTGCAATTGCATGTACAAGCAATGAAATTGCAATAATGGCAAAATGAACAGCAACTCCTCCCCAAAGAGGTGAAGTTACCCACCACCATGACCAATTGATTACATTGCACAACTTTAATGTGATAAACACAATTGCCAGCAATCCTAAGAATCCGATTCCATTACCGGATGTTTTTGTTTGACTACTCATAATAATGCTTTTAGACGGACAATAAGAAGAAAAGCCGTATCTTTGCGGTTAAAACTGATTGAAATGAATCCGTTGATAACGGCTTTCCTTCAGATGTTTACTATAAATAGTTGTAATACAAACATTAACGCCAACTTTACAACCAACGTAAATGTTAATGTTAACTACGACATCAATCTGGACTTGACATTAGCAGTGTCAATTACTGCCAGTTTCGCGGTTTGTATTGCAAGCTACTTTATAGGCAAATGGATTGTCCGTAGATTTAACAATTGATTTATTTTTATCTTCCTCCATGCAGTAGTTGGCTGCATGGTTGTATTTTTGCAGTGCATACGAGAATCGAACTCGTGATCTCTACAGTGACAGTGTAGTGTTCTAACCACTGAACTAATGCACTATAATGTCATATCTCTTTTGATTCAACTTTACGAATAGCCGCTGTCATTTTGATTTCACAACCATATTAGCCCTATGGTTGTTATCTTTGGGGAGTAATTGCAACTCCCCATTACTTTGTTTACGTTTTCGATAATAATATTCTTTATTATAAGCTCTTAGATAGTCACGCCTATCTTGGTAAGTTCTTAGAGTGCCCTCTTCTTTTTGTTTGTAATAACGTTTTTTAGCACCTTCTCTATTCTTTTTTTTACGTAACTCGTCTCTTTTTCTCTTCTCATCTAAGATTTCTTTCTGGTGAGATAAAGAATAAAGCAATATACTAATCTTTGTATTCACAATACGTTGGTTCCGCTTTTTGACATATTGTGCTACTTGACCACTATTTACTTTATTACGGTAATACATCGCATTTCGGTATTTGTGACTATGATAAAAAGCATTGTTTTTTCTTTTTATTTCTTCTTTATGCTTTTGATAGTATTGTCTGGCATATTCTTTTAGCCTTTCTTTATGCTTCTGATAATATGCTCTATAGTATTCTTTCAATTTATTGGATACTGTCATATAAATCAATTTAAAATCGTGGAAAATTAATTGCATCCCATTTGAGGCCCATGCAGGAATCGAACCTGCGATCATGGTTTTGCAGACCATTGCCTTACCACTTGGCTAATGAACCAGAGAGCTGGAAGTTTCACAACTTCACAGCTTTGCGGAAAGAAAAATAAGCTAATCCAATAACAATCTTTTTAACCTTAAATGCGCTCTTAGATGGATTTGAACCACCGACCTGATGATTAACAGTCATCTGCTCTACCACTAAGCTATAAGAGCAAATGATGTCTTTATCTCCCTAACCGACCCATCCCCTTTCGGCGATGGTGGAGGAATCGAACACTCCCGTAAAGACATCTAACATACCGATTCTACCAACAGCTCGGTATCACACTCCCGGACCAACGATTCCGAACAGGGCTTAGTTTACTTGCATATTGACTTGTCTCAGCATAACCTGCATGTTCGTTCCCTTGTACTTCGGGCTTGTTGTACTCGGTAATGGAGTCGAACCATTCTTTTCTGCTCGAAAGGCAGATGTCCTTTCCGATAGACGAACCGAGCAAACAGCCGGATTTTTCACCGGCTTTTGGCTAAAAAGTTTTAACTTTGCAGCCGTAATGGAAATTTATTTGCTGTTGCTTGTCCTCCTTGTACGAGAAATTCGCGCTCTCGTAAAGGAAATCAAAAGACGATAAGCCGTCCGTAGGACGTAAAAACAACAATTGAGCTTTCTTGCCATTTGGAATGTGAAATACGATCGGTTCACAGGCATTCAAGCATTTTACATAATTTCCATCCAGAGGAATAAAGGGGGTGCAAAACATTTTTCCAAGATGTTTCTTAACAACCCATGCAGCCATCCCAGCGACACCAAAGTTGGAAACTGCATGGATCGTACCCCTCCTCTTTCCAATTTACTTACGGGCTTTAATTCGTCATCTTCAGAAATTCTGGAGTTACCCCATACAGCGGCGTTTTTCCGTCCCATTTGTCTATAAACTGTTTGTATAGAATTTCTTTAGTTAACCCTTTCGATGTGATAAGAGCCTGTTCGGTTTTTAATCTTTCCAGTTCGTTTTGCTTTTTCTGTTCCTCGATTTTCTGATCAATAACGGAAATATTAGTGTTGACCTCGTTTCTATTATCAATCTTTTCCCGGACTCTCTTACTAAACTCTAATTGAGCAGAAAACGATTTTAAATCTAACCCTCGTTCTTTAAACTCCGCCCTAACAATATCCTCTAGCTGCTTTTCAAAAGCTAAAGAGCCACCATCGGCCATAAGCGTATCTGTTTTATACTTCCGGCTTTCTTCTTTAATTAGGTCGTAAATACGCGGTTCCAAAATGTTATCCTCCAAGGACCTCATAAAGCCATCGCCATTACCTATATGCTTATTATCGAAAACAACATCAATCGCTTTGTCTTTAATTACTCTATATGAGTATAAAGGAGTAGCCTCAAATTCCGTATTGTCAGCAGCTTTCAGAGTAACTGCTCTCTGGAAACCTCCTCGCTGTTCAAACAACGGTACCTGGAACAACTCTGTCCCCCATTCCCATGTAGAAACCTTTCCGGACACAATCTTAAAATCATTTTTACCTTTTTTACCGTAATTCTCCATAAGGACACCGGCGTAGTTAGGAGCAACACGCTCACAAGATGAAAAAATCACTGTTGCCATAAGAGCAACCAACATAAACTTAATCTTCGTTTTCATGTTTTTTGATAATTAATTTAATGATGTTAATAAATGGATAGCAAACCCCAAAACATATAGCAATTCCCAACCAAGCGTCAACATGATTGAATACTCTATTGCCAATGAATAAGACCGCTATCATAAAAAAGAATTGTTCTATATACTTTTTCATCGCATATTAAGTTTGGTATATTTCAAAGAACTCTTATTGACTAATGTCATTGTGCCGCAAACAGGAGCCGAACCTGCACCGTCCTTTCGGACGAATGGATTTTAAGTCCATCGTGTCTACCAATTCCACCATTGCGGCATCATCTTATCAAGACTTAAAGAACAAAGAAAAAATCCGGATAAAGAATGAGTTTCGGGTTTTCATCTTCTCCAACTCTTTATTGTCTTTTCTCAATTTCTTAATGTCTGCCTTATTGGAAGACACGTGTGTTTTAGCTCTCGTATTCAACTCCACTAAGGACTGAACCAATTGTCTCAAATTGGCAATAATATTTGCCCTTTCAGATATGATTTGCTCTTTCATACTATAATTAATTTAATTAGTTAGTGGCGGAGAGCCGGACTCGAACCGGCGACCTCTTGGTTATGAGCCAAGCGAGCTACCAACTGCTCCATCCCGCTATGTAACGGCTATTTATGACTAAGTATCTTAACAGCCGTTAGTTGACAGAATTTTGAAAAACTGTCCTACTTTGAAAGATTCTTCTTACCTTTGCGAATATATGCCAATCGCATGGGTGCTGATTGCCTTTACAATGAGAAAATGCCTACGAATAAGAGTGGATTTCGATGTAGCCGCATCGTTAAAATCTATCGCTGACATTATCTGGGCTTTCAGAGGAAGAAAGACTTCCAACAAATGATGATTTGTATATCTCAATCCTCCAGTTCTCTTGCTGGAGGGTTTTATTTGTTTCCAAAATCAGCAGGGGTCTCACCCCATTCTTTGTTGTTCCAGTGTCGGACTTCAATTGTATCAACATCCCATGCAAGAGTTTTAAGAAATATCTCGGCTTTCTGAAGTTCTTTGCATTTCTTCTTGGATGCTGTTTTTTTGTTTTGAAACCAAGCTATTGCTGTTATACTATCTGTATAGATAATTCTGGGAGAATAATCATTTTCTATGATATATTTTGCCGCTTCAACAACGCCTAAGAACTCACCAATATTCACCGTTTTATTACCCAGGTTCTGATAAAAGATCCGCTTACCGGTCCGTAAATCTATCCCCTGAAACTCTGTTATTTTATTTTTCGTGGAATGAGCTGCGTCTGTAGCTATTCCCTCTACTGGAATTTCTATCATATTCTACCAATATTGAGCGGGTGCGGGAATAAGAGCCACAGTACCATTTATCATTACCGGTTTCATTTCTACTGTCGAATTAACCCAAAATTTGCAAGGCCACTCTCCTTCTACTTTAGCAAGATTAACAGTGCTATAATACGAAGCGCGTCCTTGTGCTTTTATACAAGCCTTTTTTCTTTTTCTCGGCAGTTTAGGTTTTCTACTTTTTGAGAACTTTTTTTGCTGCGACATAATGACCATCGTTCTGGAATGCGGTTAATACAATGTTTGCTGACTTACAGAAATCATCAATTACCAGCAGTAGATTCTTGATGTCTTTACGTTTTGACAGTTCCTCTATAACCCCATCAATAGTACGAACAGAATCTTTGACACCATCCAGCGGATCGTATTTGATTGTCTTGTTTCCGAACTTTACTTCCACTAAATACACAGCATTCTTTACAACTGTAGAAGTAATCTTTGCATCAAAAGCATGTGGTTCCGCTGCTACAACGATGTATCCAGCCTTTTCATTTTTCATAGGAACCATTTGTACATCATAAAGCACATTCGGCTCAATAATTGGCTCTAGCTCATGTGTTACAATACATACTTTTTTAGGACCCTTTGCGTCTTCTCTAACGCCCTTAATGTAACCGGTTTTAGTATTGATAGAAACAAATCCTACCCATGACTCTGTACGGTCTGACTTAATAAATTTCAATTTTGTTTTTATCTTATCCATATTCCTATGATTTTTGTTTACATATAAAAGCCTCACCAACTATTTTGTTAAGATGGTGAGGCAAAGGTACGACTTTGTTTTAAATTATGACATCAATTTATTAATTATTTTATATTTAATCAACTGTTATACAATAGATTAGCTATATATAAAACTAAATATAATACTTAATATAATTGACTATATTACAGATATTTACAAAAATCACTATTAGTATATCGAAAATGTCAATAATCAGCTTCAATATCATCCAAAATTTGTTTCACTTTTGGTATTGCGAATACCCCATTTTCATCTCGATATTCTATAGTATTAACCGAGATACCAATCTGTACAAGGAACAACAAGGTGTTTTCAAGTTCATAATCCGGGAAACTACAGAATTTCACGCCTTCTTGCAGATGTACTGGGAGATTCAGTGCTGCCCCCAGTTGAATAGCATCATCTTCATAAGCCTCAAAATGAGATTGAATATGAAATAATACTAAACCATGTGCGTACTCACTCTTATAGAACTTATACGCTTCAATGTACAGATTGTCCATAATTTATAATTTTATTTGTTTAGAAATACACTTATCGCATATACCATCGTTACGCATGTATTTGACTTTCGATAACTGAAGTCCACATTGTCTACAATAATATACGCGCTTGGGTTTAACTTTTATCGCATATAAAATTTTACGTTTATTGACATCATATATACCAGAAAGTTTTTCAAGTATCTGGTTATGTGTGAATTTGTTTGTTTTCATCAATTTCCAATAATCATATCGGATTAACTTATCTCTTGCTTCTTTCTGATTCAACAAGCCATTGTCTCTCAATACAATAATATAAGGATATGGAATATTGGTTATATCCGAAATCTTTTGAGCATACAAGTCATAAATCTGTGCATCACTCATTTCTTTATCACTATTTTAGTTTGAAGGATTATAGATTTGGAGTCTTCAATATCGCGTATAAGATTGAATGAATCTTCCAATAGGGCCAACATAACACGATTACTTTCTTCATGTGTCATATTTTCCCAGTCAATTTCTAATTGTTTAGCTATTTCTTTCGCTAGCTCATAAAACTTATTTGTCTTCGGAATATCCGTAACATCATATATTTCGTTTTGCTTTTGACCGAACAATAAACGGCTTAACTCATAATAACGAAAAAACGCCTCCAAAGTCTTCTTCTTATCTGGAGGCGCAATAGATAATTTGTTTTTTGTCATATTTATAAATGATTATATACGATTATCAACGATTTATGTAATTTTGCAACCAACATGGTAAGATTAGTCATGTTGGTTGCCCTTTTAGTAGCAAACCTTGTCGATGCACCTGGAATATCATGGATCAATTATGCTATTCTGGTTTATGATATTATTTCAGCCGCCATCGCAAGGTTTGCAGGACTAACCAAAAGGAGTCAGAAAGACTCTGCAAATTGATGAATTTTATCTGTATGGCTGGAGAACATATCTCCGGCCTTTTTAAGTAATAGTTGAAACTGGATGGGATTAGTTTAGAAAACCAAGTACATTTTTGGAAAATTAATTAGCTACAATTGTATTCAATTATCAATGATTTGCTATATTTGTATCCAAAATTATCAATATCATGGATTCAACTAACTTAGCAATATACAATAGATTTACATCCCTTGTACTTAGACGTTTAGGAATAAATGGGACTCCATACGAAATCCAACAAATAGGATTGGCATGTCAATCAATTATAAAAGACAATCCTATAATAATAAACGAAAAAGGAAAAATTCACGAAGAGATTATACTTGCTGGAGTCATTAAGGCTAGAAATTTAATCAGAAATCCAAATCAACAGCTATAAAATTCCTGATTTATATCGGCTAACAGTTCTTTTGTTCTTTGGGTCAACTTTTCAACAAGTTGGTCTTGGGTTTCTTTGTCTCCAACCACTACCAGATGATCTATCAAACTGTGTAAATTAACATTCATTACTTTATGCTTCGCATCATCTTTTTTTAATCTTGATAACACATCGTACAAGTCTTCTAATGTTGCATTATCATTAAGAATAAGTCCATTCAGTTCTTCAGCATATCTTTCAGAATAAGCAAATTCTAAAGCAATCAATAATTTCTTTTTCATTAAATCTGTTACTTCCATATTCTTTATCGTTTTCTATAGAATAGGAAAGATGGAAAAAGAATGGTTATGAGAATGGTACTGAAATTATAAATCAAACTAATGTCAACAGGGGGGGGGGGAAGCCCCCTGTTGAACGATTGTGTTATTGAGTTATGTAATCAGATAAATTGCCATCAAGATAATCTTCATCGCTACCATTATCATAGCGATAATCAATCCATGCATTATGAAGTAATTTATTAATCTCATCGACTCGCTTCTGAGTAATTCTACTGCCACCATAGTACTCTAATATATCTTTTGTTATATCAATATACATATTTTTTTCTATACGATTATGAGGACTGTCATATAAATCCGCTAATACATAGCTTTTCTTACATGGGTGTACATCACTCCTCCAGTGATCAGAAGCTGATTCTTTCTCTGGTCTCTCCCAACGAACATGTTTAACTTTTCCTTTCATAACTAAATCAATTTATTTAGCAAAGGTAGTAATTTATTTTTAGTTATAAACATGTTACTGTATTTATTCTAATAGAAATAGTTACAAAAACTCATTATATGTATCAATAACAATTTTCAGTAATTCCATTGATTTCCCTAACGATCCATACGCATCATTAATTACGTTATAACTTGCCTTTAACGTCTTTAGTTCACTCTCGGAATATGGGTATGTTATAACCTTAATTAAGTATAATGTTTTCTTAGCTTCAATGAGTTCAGAAATTGATTGTTTCTTACGTTGGCATGTTTCATAATATTGTTGATACGCATCACCTAATTTGGAATTAAAATTTCGATTATAGAGGTCTAATTGAATTGCGATAGATTTGGTGTACACCTCGTTTGCAAACATTGTTATGTCGGAATTAAGTGTATTTAATTCATAAGTCAATTTAAGGTATGACAATTCATGTTCAAGAGAATCGACTCTCTGGACAAGTGTTTGTATTTCCTTTTGTGAATCATTAGATTGTGCATGGACTGAAGAAAAAGAAAGCACAAATACAAGAGAGCATAAAAATTTATTCATATAAATATGTGTGTTAAAAGTGTTTATAGCCAAAACTGTATGGTATTATATCGTGGACAACAACTCAAAATCTTCAATAGATATTTTGTCTATTGAGACAAGCCATTCAAGATAAGAAATATCATCTTTAATGTCACGAAACTTTTGTCCCTTATATTTCCCAAAATCAATTACTTGGTCTGCAATAGATATATCTTCCTGTTTTTCGACATCTGGATATAATTGTTTAAGTTCCTCAAAATCAACTTTGAAAAGCCTATCTGTTTTTTCTAGCCAATGAAGATATTGATAATCTATCTTATAAATGTCACCAAAAGTTTTCCCCTTATATTTACCAAACATAAGTATTTCATCCGCTTTATGAATGGGAAATATTTCATCAAGCGATACACCGGGAACATCAATCAAAACCCATTCTCCACATCCAGCACAAGGGATTTCTTCGTCTTTGATATTTGGATAACATTCTTGCCTATATGTATCATCAGGCTTACCATTTACAAAACACTTGCCATAAGCCTTGCCATATTTGCCACGCGGCTTTACAGTTTCGACTAAGAAAGTTCTATCTTGATTTGGGTCAATACGTCTTTCTTCGCTGGATGAACGTGCTAACCCTAACTCACATCGCTTAACCAAGAATGGAGTTCGTTTCCCTATATTGTAATAAATACTAAAAATATTATCGTGTGGGTACATAGCTTATTCTATTTTTATTATGAATTAATTACACAGACTGACATAATTAACAGGATTGTTCAATGTACAAAATCATTTCCAATTTGTCTGGTAAAGGTAATAATTTATTTTTTAATTACAAATTTGTTGCAGCATTTATTCTAATAGGATTAGCTTAGATAAGAAAAACAGAAAAATAGTTATGATATTGGTGTATTTTTGCAATCAAACCAATTGATGATACAATGAATACAAAAGAAAAGCAAGACCTCATTGAGTTATTAGTAAAATTTGTAACAAGAGCTTTTGGCCCTGAAGTAACCCCTTATGAAAAAGAGAGAATTTGGGTTGGGTGCCAAACATACGTTTCCACATGTCCGCAAGTTTTTTTTGAATCTTGCCGACATGGAATTCCTCAATATCATATTGATAAAGCGTTAGAATTATCTCAGAAAATGATTGATAACCCTAAAATAGCTGGAAATATAATAGAATTTTAGCGTTGGTCCATATAGGCTAGTCCAACAAGGTCCCAAACCTTATCTGCTAGATATACTTCTATCAGCCTTACTTCATTTGCTATATTCGCATCATTAAGGGGGTATTTCCCCTTACATGTTTGTTTTGCACGTAACCTTTCCAGAATGTCTGTATCAACAGTTACCTTGAAAAGTTTAGGAGCTTTTTTATTCTCTTCTTCTATTTGGGGAATAATTTCAGTAATAAAGTCAAAAGATGTCTTCTGATCATCCAATATGAACTCTACCAAACGGTCGGTATTGTGTAAGGCATATCTACTTTTTAATGCCAAAAATAATTTTGCATTTTTAGGTTCTTCCATATTCTTCCATATTCTTTATTATTTTCTATAGAATAGAATGAAAAAAGGGGAATGGTTATGTTATTGGATTTATTTTGAAAAATTTATTAACCACAATTGTGCTCAATTATCAATGATTTTATATATTTGTGATTAAAAACAATTGATACTATGAACATAAAAGAAAAAGAGCAAATTGAATTGTTAAGTAAAGTTATTGGAAGACGAATCAACCATGAAAACGACTCTTATATCGCAACACGTATTTGGGATGGGTGTTGCACCTATCTTTCTGCCAATAGACAACTTTTTTCAACTTTCAAGAACGGTATTCCCGAATATCATGTAGAAGAAGCTATAAAAGTTGTAATAATGTATATCAACGACCGACATAAACCTGCTTTCTATCCAGAAGACTAACGCACAGAAGAAGCCTGCATCGCAAAAGCAAGCACCTCTCCTGCAAAATTATTTATTACATTTAGAGCGTAATTTTTCCAATGTTCAGAAATTTGTACCCCATATTCCTCTTCCAATTTCTGAACATTGGAAGGATTAAATTCTATATTTATGAGTTTTGATAAATGCACGCACTTATCCTCGATTTCTGCCAGTACGTCATATACATTCTCAACTGTTGCTTTATCATCTAATACCAATTCCTGAATATTATCTGCTGCCCATATAACGGGGTATCTTTTATGCAACGCCAATGAAAGTTTTCTTTCTAAAGAAGTTGAATGTATATCTATATTGTTACTTTCGTTTGTATGCAACTCTTTTTCCATACTATCTTCTTAAAATTGTTTTCTATAGAATAGAAAAAAAAGAAGAAATACGGTTATGAAAAAGGTATTGAAATCATAAATAATATGCCAGCTCTTATTACCAGACAATCATCTTTTAGTTCTAAAAAACGATATACCCAAAGCATAAATAACGACACCAATTACCCCAATAGCTAAGAAAAACTTATACAGTAATTCATAATGTTCGTTATACATATAGTCCAATAAAATGGCACTGCCTGCTCCTACTATAATAACTATCGCACTATTTCCTTTTGACAACCGTTTTTGGGGATTCTCTAATAACCCAAATGGAAACATTAGTACCAACATTATAATAATCCAAATAATAACACAAATGAACGCAACCATAGCAATTATTTTTTTTCTATTTTAACTGTATAGCCCAAAACATCTACTATTTTAAGCATTGTGTCTATACTAATAATTGATTTTTTAGATTCAATTTTAACTATTGTAGAATACACAAAACCAGTTTTTTCAGCCAAAGCTCTCTGTGAAATTGCTTTTTCTTTACGAATTAATGCTAATATACTTCCTAATTCTTGTGCATCATTTATACGATATGAATGTTGGCCGTTCTCAATTACAAGAATATGCTGTAGTGCTTTAATATACGACATCATATTCCCCATCTCAAAATTGCTACTTCCTTTTTCTAAACGATATATAGCAGTAGGCATAACCCCCATTTGAAAACAAACATCTTTCATTTTAATGGTAGATTGCTTTCGTATATCTGCAATTATTTGGCAAAATTCTTGTCTATTCATGTTCTTATAATTTAATACTACAACAAAAATAAGCAATGCATTTGATATACACAAATAATACTTATTTTTTCCTTATTATTTTCTCCTCCACAAACCCAACGACCTCATCTATCTTGCTTATACAGTCCTCCATCAAGCAGATGTAGTCCTGCATCTTTTCTCCTCTGGAAGACATTTGTAATCCATCTGGGAGAGAATCGTAGGAGTCTTGTTCTTCATTTAAGATGTCCTCCAGTTCTCCCTTCGCTTCTTCCAGGGAACTAATAACATCGTTGAATCTACCTTTCCTTTCTTTGTTCATTTATTTAAATACGATTATATTCGATTATACACATTATTATTAAATTTGTAGCCAACTATGATAATGAATATCATGTTGGCTACTATTATTTGAAATAAATATTTTTATCATGTACAAAACACCTAATAAATATTACGAAGACAACCACAAAGAAAACAGTAAACTGTCTTTTAAAGCTTTTCAGAAAAGATCAGAATTTTGGCAGGGTGTACTCGTAGCCAGCGCAAGCCTATACGGGATATTAGTTTCCCTCCATGATAATTTTCAAGAACCGCTATGTACCCGCGTGGTATTTCTTTGTCTGACAGTCGTGTTGACCATTGGTGTGAGTACAGCTGGCGTAACTCTATACAACTACGCAATTCTTCTTGAACGTCATAGGCAAGAGGTCGAGAAGGAATTATTATCTGCATTGAATAAAGATGCTCTGGTGTCGGAGGTACATACCGGTTTATCAAAGAAGGAGGAGTTTGTAGAATGGTTGGCTCTGTTTGCATTGCTAAGTACACCTTTTCTATTACTCGCATACACCATCCTAAAAATGTACGTGAATTAACCTTGTCCCTGTCTTTCCATAAAGGCATCCTCCAGTAATATTCTTCCGGGAACTTGCAGAATGGATGATAGCATGGATCATCCATAAGAGTAAAAGGCATTCTTCTCATAGCAAAAATTCTTTGCTAAAATACCCTTTTGCAATAAGCCACTTAATCATAGACACACAACTGTCAAAAGGGCTGTTCTCGATAGGAGTACCAGCAAAACAATCTACGGTATATCTACATACGGAGAAGTTATACCCATCCTCATACTTAATCAATTCTGGATGGTGAAGAACATTTGGTCGGTCGCAAGGAATCTCATAAGGAAGCAGTTCAAGTAACCGGACCAAGCTCCATGCTGGAATGTCATTGTTGTCTATGTTTTCCAGTGATGGTGGACACAATTGTAGTTCCCATTCCAATGAATCAGTGCTTGATTTTGTACAGCGATATACCAAATCTGCTGTTTCAGGTTTTACACCTAGCTCTATTAATTGTTGCGACTGCTCTATGCTTGTTGCAACTTGTGTTGTAAACTGTGCCATATCGTTATCATTTTTTCATTAGTTCTTCTTCAAATTCGGCAATGATACAGTCTGCATCACCACCATGTACCCAATTCTCTAAAACAGAAGCCAGAATTTCTATAGCTCTTTTCTTGGCATCTTCTTCACCTTGCTTGTAGGCATCCATGCCTATTCGATCTATGTCTCCTAAAAAATCATAACTCATTTCTCTAAACAGATTTAAAATGTTCTATAAGCTCTTTCACCGTTGCCTTATGACTACAATGGAACCATGCCGCCTGTACACTATCTTTAATATTTTCTCGTGCATAATTGATGTCATCGTCATCGCATATAAACCAAATATTTTCAGGAGGATATACAAACCATTGTGAATCGTCAGTATCGTCTCTCAATGCGGCTATGGCAAGGAACAAAGCCTCATTAGTTCCGCAATGAATATACCCATTACATTGTTCAGGAGGATATGGAACATCAATTCCAAACATCTCATCATTGTCTGTCGCTAAAAAATCATCGTTTATATACCTTTCATATCCTATTTTATACCCTAAACGAACTAACTTATCTCGAAGCTCCGGTGTGTTTTTGAGTATAAACACAGGTGTTGTAAATCCCATAGTTAATCCTCCGTTTCTATCTTTACTTTGGCACGTATTACAAATATTCCACTACATGAATTAAAAACATCGCATGGATCTGAATACAACCTATCACCTAAATAAGTACCACACTCATTCTTTAAAGAACACTCTAAACAAGGGGATTCGCTCGGTATGACAAACTCATGCAAAACTCCATTAATTATTATTCCATTATTTACTTCCATAATCATTTCTTTCTTCTATGTGTTTTCTTATTTTTGTTTTTCTTTCAATTCTTCAATCATCCGTTCAAGGCGATTGTATTCATCTCTCCCAGCTTTATAAGACTGGTCAATGCAATCACGACAGAATTCCAGACGTTTAATTTGTTGTTCCAATGTTTCGTTCATATTTCTTATTATTATATTTTATTCCAGAGGACAATCACTGGGAATATCAACTTCGTCACTTTCGTAGGGTCGAAGTGCAGCGGCTACTGTCCTTTTTAATTTTTCACAGAAGAGTTTTACGTCATCGTCACAAAACCAATCATACGGTTCTGGGTCTGGAAGAATTGTACAATGCGGACATTGTGTACATTTCTCGATTTCATTAACTATTGTTTTACCCATATTGTATATCAACTTTAATTAAACCAATGTTTTCAATATTCCAATCGCTTTTGCTATACTCAAAACTTCCTTCTTTGTTTTTACGGAAGCTGGAATAATTGTCCCATTTGCAGACTTAGAATAGGTCTTGCCACGACATAATTCATAATCGTAACCCATTACTTGTTTCTTACGAGAGAAACCTATACATCCATATTGCAGCGTCCATTCAGAACCACCTCCAAACGGCATATAGTTACCTTTATCATCAGACCACGAATTTTGATGACGTCTTGCATGAAAATAACGAGTACCAGGTTGATTATACAATAGCACTTCGTATGCACTATTAATTGAACGATTATGTAAATTCAATCGTTCGCAATTTAATCGTTGTTGGGTTTCAATCGGTAAATCACAGAATTTCATATTTATTCTTATCTGAGTGTTGGTTTCTCGAATGTAATATTAGGCAGAAGAGAGTCGACCTTATTAGCAATTCTACAGTTCCATTCTTGTTCTACATTTGATATAGCTTCCATTATTTTACCGAAAAGGCAAATTGGAATTTCATCGCAGCAGGGGTCTATAAAAGAAACACATCCTTTTTCATCTATCTTATACCGTATTAAAAGCTGTTTACGGTCATCTGTAAATCTCTTTTTACTCATTTCCGATATTTAATAAGTTAAATTTCCATCTTTACTAATAGTAATCACCCCGCTCGTTACCCCAACAAAATAATACTCGGCCTTTGAGATGATGCCTTTGTTTTTCTCCAACATGTGTTCTGCTTCTATTTTATCAAAAGCGGTAACTAAGCAAAGTGTATTATCAATGCATAGTCTAAAAATAAATGTTCCCATATTTATTACTATCTTTTTATTAGTTAATTTTCACCCAGATACGAGAACCTGGTAAATCTGATTTAGCTGACATAACATGAAATGCTAATACTTTTTTCACATCTACGCGGTTCCCTTTGATTGTTCTTTTAACTTTTTCAGCACTCACAAAATAAGTGTATTCACGTTCACCATTTAGATGTTTGTTAAGAGCTTCTTTTGCGTCAGATTCCTCTTTAAAAACATCATAAGAATATGCGTTATAGGTCCGTTCTCCATCCAATTTAAATTGTAGCTGATAAAAGACTTCATTTGTTTCTTTATCAAAAGATTTTCCTATTCTTATCTTCATTTCTATACATTTATTAGTTAAAGAGCACACCCTAATAAAAATAAAGTGTCGAATTTTAAAATTATTGCTGAAATGGATGCGCCCTTTGTTTTTTATTACTACTTTTACAACTGTCGAATTTAAAAAATTATTGTTTATGAAATTAACTAGTGAAATTATCAACATCCTCAACGCAGGTGGAAGTGTAAAGATTAACTGTAAATCAAAACTAACTTCAGAACTAATCAACATTGCTATGGCTGCGTCAAAGAATAACGTAACTCTCATTTGTACCAATGCAGGATGCAAATTAACATCAGAGCTAATTAACATAGCTGCTGCTGGTAAAGGACATGTTGTTTTTGAATTAGACTAATGTTTAAAGTCAGGGCGTGCACAACTATTGCTACCTGACTTTACGTCATTTTCTATTGTGTAATCCATTTGTACAGTTTTTCGGCAACTTCAATGATGGATTCTTTATCACAGATTTTCACCGATACTTCCACACACCATCTACGCAAATCCATTTCCTGTTCTTTAGGTGTCATTGCTAAATCTTTTGTTTCTGATTTTTCTTTCATACATTCTTGTTTTTTGTTTTGACTTCCTCTAATTTGCAACAATTATGTTTATCATCTTGCTTCCAACATGGAAGCCCTGAACCTGAATATAAGTCACAATAGTCACAACCGTCCCAATTTGGGCGTGCTCTACATACATTGATAATATTTTCCCTTTGTTTGTGAGAAAGAAAATAACTTCTTAATCTTTCCGCATTATTAACATTAGTTGCCATGTTCTCAAAATTTATCATTTATAGACTCTCTTATCTTCTTGTCGGTGCCGGTTTAGTTTTAAACATATACAAATCTTTACCATTATTATCAAGAAGATAATAATCCGGTTTTACTAATGTGATCCAGTAATCTGTAGGCAGCAAACGTTCGTCTCCAAAAGAAGGGGACGTGTATTGGCTAGTTGGAACATAATGAGCTTGAAACAAAACCTTATCATTGTTATATGTTGACATGATTCTTGTTATATCTACATCAGAAAAATGTTCCAAGACCCCATGTGTTACCACTACTGTAGATGATTCAAAAAACTTAGGTTCACAAATATTCTCTTTAACATAAAACAATGGGACTTTTCCTAAGTAATTATCCGTGGATATTGAGAGTGTGTTCTTGCAACATAGCTCCAACATAGGAATATTGATGTCAGAGAAGATAACTTTTGAAATTTTCTTTGCATCAGAAGCACCTGTTAATCCAAAATAATTAAACAACCTCTCTCCTATTTGCGAAATAGCAAGGCTTACAGTACCTATTCCACATCCTTCCTCCTTTAAGATAAGGGGTGCTTTCAGGTCGTAGGATATTTGTTGTATATTGATAATTATTTCTTCTATAAACCGGTTATATTTTTTACAAAAGACATTCACATAACTGTCGTTACAGACACGACTTTGATAGAAATTATCCCATGTATTCACAGGCTCTGTAATATTATCTTTGCTCATATCTCCTTTTGATTCTCAAATTATTCCTCATCAACATACACCTCTTTCTTATTGTCAGGCCAAGATTTACGAATCAGGGAAGTGATCTTCTTTCTTTGAAGTCTCTCGATAGCTTTTCTTTTGGCTTCGGCTTTATTATTAGCCGAAACCACTATTTCAAAAGCATCCAGGTCAATCGTCACTCGGTATTTTTTCATATCATTTTTCTATACTTTTTCCAGATCACTGCTTGCTGCAATTCCTTTTAAAACAGCTCCTCCAACTTCAACGCGATAAAAGTAAGAAGGCTGAATATTGTTATCTGAATCTTCAGAAAATGACGGATACACTTTCTTTACTCGACCAATTTTACCAACCATTGCCGGTTGCAAATCATTAGAGACAATTTTCACATTATCCCCAACATTAAATTTTAAATTTTCCATATTATTGTTGTTAAATTATGCAACCTTACGTTGCGTTGTTACTAATATTTTACATAATGCCTCACAAAGAACTCGTGCCATATTAACTTCTACAGCATTGCCTATATACTTTTTCTGTTCTGCTTTTGTTCCTATTAGCATATAATCTTCCGGGAATCCCATAATACGTTTCAACTCTGGAATCGTTAGCATTCTCATTTTTATATCGGAAATTCCGTACATGGCCATGAATTCCTTTATTTTTTTCATTACATCGGTATCTGTGTCGTATATCTCATATACCAGTCCTCCTGAAAACATCTTAATAAAGCTAGGTAGATCTCCCTCTCTAGATGCTTCAATTAAATATGGTGGCATCTTATCCATTCTAGCAATTAACGTAAAACAAGGTTTATCTACTGATCCGCCAGCAGAATTGAATTGAGGATTCATCAAGTAATGCCATTTACGGTTTGCAGTAATTACTGGTGCCGGTTGATTTATACTTGTGCCGACATTTTTAAAATTTGTATCTAAAATCCAAGGTTTACAGCTTACAAGACTATATTTGGGATTAACAGTGATACAGCCTAGTGGTTTATCCAGCGAAGAAGGCTTACTGTTCCCGTATTGTTGGTCAATAAATACAGAAGAAATTAATGAAAATCGGTCTTTTGTTGTTACGGTTGGTGCTGGTTCATCTACAGATTTACAAAATCCATTTCCATAATGAACAGAAATAAATGCTTTTCCGGTTAGGATATTTAAACGATTTATGCAAGCAACCCCAAGTCGATTTTGAGTAGATATTACTGGACATGGATCATCAACTCCCGGAGCATTGTACTTTCCAGCTTTACTCATTGAGTTATACTTAACCATGAAGGCATCTTTTCCACCTGCTACAAACTTAATAAGTCCTGCATAAATTCTTAATAAAGAAGAATCTACTAAAGGTGTTTTGCGACCAAAAATACTTTTTCCTTCATCATCAAAGTCTAACACATCTCGTACTGCCTTCCAGTTCTTTAATTTTTGGTCTGGCTTTTTAGAATGGGTTTGCTCCGGAAAAACAATAGGTAAACTCCCTTTCGCAAATATTCCGAAAAATCTCTTCCTGGAAGTGTAAGCTCCATAGTCTGCTGAATTTAATATTTTATATTCAAATTTGTAGCCATAAGACCTTACGTTATCCAACCATCTCAAATAAGATTTACCTTTATCACGACTAATGGGTTTACCATACTCATCCAAATCTCCCCATGACATAAACTCTTCTACATTCTCAATTTGAATATAGTCTGGGTTAATAGCCTCAATATACCGAAACAAGTGCTCTGCAAGTGTTCTACTATCTGCATCTCGTGGTTGACCACCTTTAGCCTTCGAGAAGTTAGTACATTCCAACGAAGCCCATAAAACTATCAATGCTTCAGGATATTCAGCTCTGCATTTTTGTAGGTGGGAAACTAAAGGAGATAAATTTAGTGTACGAATATCTTCTGTAAAATGAAGAGCGTCCGGATGATTAGCAGCATGACTTGCAATCGCATTTTTATCATGATTTACACATGCTATTACCTTAGCGCATTGTTCGTTCTCTAAACGGGCTTTTTCTACCCCTGTGCTGGTTCCACCGGCACCACAAAATAAATCTATATAAAGTAATTTCATTGTTTTTTCAAGTATTCTACAATATCTTCATCAGGCATGTTAAAGGTCTCTTCATCCAGATAGAAATAAATCTGTTCATCTACAGATTCTGCTTCTCGTGTACTCCAATTACCCATATCATCTAATAATTGTCGCGCTAATCGCTCGATAGATACAGTCACCTTTTCTTCATCAGGAGTATTTTCAAAGATTACTACCGTTTTTATTGGATAATCAGCACCATTCCAATCAATATAATCTGGATTTTGGCAAAACATTCCACGAATAATCGACCATATTTTTTCTGACTGAAAATCAGAATTTTGTATATGCCAGTAACATTCCCAGTATGTAAATCCGGCACTGCGTAGCATTTCCTGAATAACCGTATCAGAGGCACCATTACTTACTGCATCTTGAAGTGCACACCAGTACCCTTGATTGAAGTCAGTCAATTTTGGAGTTAATTCGACGGCCTTTACTTTTACGTTCCCCTTTTTATCAGAAAAAATTAGAGAAACTAATGTGTCATTTTCAACCGGATGAGGAGCAGAGGTGCACACTTGCATAACTTTCTTCTCGTCACTATTTACAGGATGCCATATTACCTCCGCACCTATATTTACAAAATAGTATTTATTCATATTCAATTATATCAAGATATGCTTAGCGAATCTAACAGTTGTTTTAATGGCTGTTTGTCATCTTCATTCTTAGCTGTTAATAATTTCACTTCTCTGTCAGCTAATTGATAAAATTCATCTTTTTCAGCATAATTCATAGCTTTTATATACAATTCAAAAGCGTCTTCAATAGACATGCCATCTGCCGAAATATTAGCTAACAATTCTCCCATACACACTTCGCTTTGTGTGTATTGTTCTATAATCTTTTCAAATGTTTCCATGCTGTTAAAGAATATTTTGCCACCCATACCATATCAAATATGGGTGGCGATAATATTAAATAGTCAAGGTCTTAGTCAATTCGCCTTTATAACCACGTTCACGTAACATGTTTATAAGAGCTTCGTCACTATGCAGACAATCGTTACTTTTTGCCTCGCCTGTCAACAGGCTCGGCGAAGGCTGAAATGCTGCAACCGCCCTCACCATGCCACTGCTGCACTTGTGGCTGTTGAAGAAGTTGCCATTACTAAAGTACACGAACCAGCTGCCGTACTGACTGTACTCACTGCTACTCCAAACCCAAGTTTCATCAGAATCTTCTGTAGGAAGTAAACATTCATCGGGACATCCAATTTCTTTCATTGCTTTGTTTATCTCATCACGATATGCGCAAAGAACTCCTAGCTCCATCAAACAAGGCAAATACCACTGGAAGCCACCTTTTTGATAGTTCCAACAACGTTTGGCAGCAGTCATTCCGTCAATACCAGCCTGTCCTTCTACAATACGTTTGGTTAGGTCCAAACCGGAGAAAGTTTGCATGGCAACGGATTCATTCTGTTCTTCAGTCAAGACCCTATCGGTGTTTCCCCATCGTTCTTGCCAGGTGTCAAACGCCAAAATACGGCTCATAAATTCTGTTGTTACGATAATGCCAATAGCATTAGTATAATTCATACCTCTTGCTCTGAAATCTGCGATTTCATACTGTTTCTTGTCGGCTCCTAAAACCGAAATAGAATGCTTTTCCATACTTGTAAATTATTATTAATATTGATTCTAGAACCACACCAATAGTCTTGGAGTCTTCCAATAAAAATTGAATACTGGGAATATCTCTTTAAGTGTGGTAGTTATTTTTCCTGTAATATTTTTCACATGTCTAATTCGCAAATGATTAGCTGTTACGATATAGTCTATTCCTAGTTGTAACCCTATTTGCGAAAGAAGCGATTTCAAGAATATTTTTATATATTGCTTTGCATCAGTAATTGAACGATAGCCAAAATCAATGTTAGCTACATACTTGATACGCTTGCGTTTCATTTATTTTTCAGCTTGTTATTAAACTTGATCTTTCCATTTTTATATAAATCAATTTTCTTTTTTCGACACTTCCGTTTTAACTCTGTCCAATATTCTGTTGGATATTGTTTAGAGTGCTTGCGAACAGGAGGAGATAGTATAGATTGTATAAGCCGCTTGCTAACATTGAACATAGCAGCCAACCTTCTTTGGCTATATCCTTCACGGGCCAAAATTTGAATAGCCTGACGTTGTTCTGGGGACAACTTAGCGCGACCATCAAACTTGGTTCCTGCCAACTTGATATTCTCAATTTTCAATGGCATATTTATTACTGTTTTAATGTGAATAGATTTTATTGTTTTATATGGTGTGAATAGTTGTCCACTTTAACCATTGTTTAACACAAAAGGCTGCTCTATTTTGTTAGAACAGCCTTTGCTTTACAGACATCACTTTAACTATGGTCGATTGTACCTTAGTCCGTCTGTATGAATAAACCATTTCTTCAAACTTCCGTCTGGCTTCTGAACTTTTTCAATATCCACTGTTAACCAATGAATAGCTCCCTCACCGAACTTGATTTCCCTTTTGGTTGGGTGTCTCCAATAATCAATCGTCTTTTTATGTCCCATATTAATCATCGTTTATTGCCACTGATTTCACCTTGTCCGTAACAAGCATGTATTCCATGACAATTTATGACCTACAAACACAAATATATTCCTCAGCAATCTTATATTCTTCATACCGTCCATCCCAAGAATTAAGTACCGAGCACCAACCATCCTCACTTATGATTGAATTCAACCAATCACTCAACGAATCGGTAGTTCTTTGAGCCGCCACAGCTTCACGCCATAAATACGCGTATTCATCATCATTATGTACTCTATCACTAGCTATATTGGTCAGTTCATCTTCTGTGCCAATATAATAATCAATACCATTTGCACAGTATAGTTGTTCACCATAGGAACATTCTTCAAATGTATCATTCAAATCACCGAATGTACATCCTAAATGTACTCCCAAAGCTACGAAGCGTTTTGCTTCATCTTCGTCACATTCACGTAAATCCATTACTTGCTGGATAATTTCTTCTGTGGCAACAAACCCTTTTTCACCCATGTCAAAAACTGCTTCCAGTTCTTCTGTTAACGCAGTCTCTTCTTCTTCAACAAGATCACAAATATTATTTATAATCTCTTCAATATTATCTGGAAGCGGACTGGATAACCAGCCATTACCATATTTATATCCATTATCTACATATAAGCCTTTTATAGCAAGAAAGAAACATTTTACGTTGTAATCTGAAGATGTATGGAAGTATTTGTTTGACAATCCAAGGATATATTGAATGGGATTATTCCTCATTTTCTCATAAAGCACATTTCTCACCTGTATTATAGCCGCGTCACTAATATTAAAATTCTTAACAATAATCTGAAAAGAAATATCATCAAACTGTTCACGGTAATGCTCATTATATGTTTTAAACAACTCCACAAAGTAATTGTAGTCGTTAACATATTGCTCGCCGTTTAAATATTCATCTTGACGAATCGTACCGCCAGACATACCACCTAGATGATATTTGTTCCAAAATTCCAGAAGTTTCTTTTGTCCTTCTGTACGAGGAATTATATGATCGTAGCATTGCCCGGCACCCATACCTCCAGCTCCACATACCGAAACACTGAAACTTTGTTTAAATTTTTGCAATGTTTCACGGTTTATACGAGTAGATTCTTCCTTATAAACCTCAAAATCTACAGTCCAACTGTTTTTATTTTCGTCCCGAAATTGGACGGAACGTTTGAATATTATATCGTTTCTCATAATCAATCTTTCTAATTTTATTTTCATAAACCAGAGGCAATGCACCTAAACTGGTTTATGAAAACTGCCTTGATTAAGTTATTTACGCCATTCCTTCATTTTAGCAACCACATCAATGTTGTTGTCATCTAGCATTTTCTTCAACATACCAATCAAACGCCAACCTTCTCTATTCTCATACAACTTTGCCTTCTTATTCAAAAAGGCAAGGGACGCGTTTTTACCTAATGTTTTTCCATTGTCATCTATGATAACACAATTATGAAAACGAATCATGTTCTGCATCGTAAAGAACGCTCCAGATCCTTTGTAAGCATCTAGCCATGCTGCATTTTGAGGAGTATCCCAATGCATTTTGATACGCCTTTTATTGAACTCCTGCACCGAATGCCAAAGTTCATAAGTGTTTTCGGAATGTTGTATTTTATGTACTGCAAATAACAATGGCTTGATTACTTTTTTATCAAAATCATCCACGAAAATATTTTGACCATTTATGCGTTTATACGGTATCCCTTTACATTTTCTTAATTTCAACTCATCAAATCTCTTTTTGAGTTTCTCGATATAGTCCTTTGCCATATCTAATACCACTCTTTTGTTGAACCAGCGATTTCGATCTCTGAAATTATCAACATCACCATTCTGCATCATTTTGTGCTGGGCGTACAACTCGTTATTTAACATCTTCCACTGATATTCATATCCCATACTATGAATCACCTCTGAAACTCCAATCGGCTTATAAGCACCGTGGGTATTGGTGGCTATATAAATTATGCGGAACATCTGTGCCATTACCCAACGTCTGAATAATTGGCGATTAGGAATTGTGCCTTGAATTATAATGGCCTGGAAGATTGGATCATCTTCTTCCAAGATACTAATGACACCATCTCTTTTTGAGGCTATAAACTCCAAACCATCTGCACTTTGCATTGCAAAAAGCTCACTAACATCAACACCGGCTTTCTTTAGAGCTTCAATACGCTCCTTAGCTTTGGTTTGATTAGCTGTAAGCGTAAACTCGGTACCACACTCAGGACATTCAAATTTTAACTGTTTCAT